GTTCGACTCAGAAGATCGACGTAAACATCTCGAAGTCAAGAAGCAGCACCCTCACCTAGACATACGGTTTGTATTCAGTAACGCCAAAGGAAAGCTTTACAAAGGAAGCAAAACATCGTATGCAGATTGGTGTGACAAGAACGGATTCCTATGGGCACACAGGGTAATACCTGAGGACTGGCTTAAAGAAGAGGGTTCCGTTATTACAGATAAGCGCATCAAAGTTAAATACCGAAAGGACTAACATGGGTTATCAACTAGACGATGGTGAGGTAGGTATCATCATCAAGCCACACCTGAACGATGATGGTTCATGGGATGGTACTATCTCTACGGGTTTAGCATTGGACCCTGAGGCCTGGGAAGATCGACGTGACCTAGCTACTATCATTCATCTAGCTACTATGATGGCAAGCTTCTCGCTCTTCATTGAAGAACATCCTGAGATATATGAAGCTGTCGAAGAGATACGCAATCGTACAATGGGTATTGATCTTTCTGAGTACGAAGAAGATGAAGAAGAAGACGAGATCACAACAGAGGGTAACGTCATTAAACTTAACCGATGGACAAAGACACATGGCAACGCCTAAAGAGTTTGACGTAGTAGAGAAGCCCATCCATTACAACCAAGCAGGCATTGAGTGCATTGATGCTATCGAAGCTATGACAGAGAATATGTCTGGCACTATTGCACCACATGCAGCTAACGTCTTGAAGTACATGTGGCGATGTGAATATAAGAATGGCCTAGAAGATATCGACAAGGCTATCTGGTACTTGAAGCGCTTACGTAAACGTTGGGTGGAGACACATGAGTAATAAGAAGTTCAACGTATCGTTTGTACTTATTGTACACAAAGACAACAACATCCTGTCTTCATATGATGATGATCACGAAGAGGATGTAGCGGATCTGATAAAGGATCTTATGCATGATGTAGATGATGTAAAGGTGCAAAGCCTTTCAGTAGAGGAACGATGATATGCTAAGTGGTGATGACTTAGAACTATTCGGGTATTACGATATGTTTGACAGCGAACAGAAGAACCCAACTGATATGTATTCCAAGTGGGTAGAAGGTAAGATTGTAACGGAGGGCCAAGCACGCTTGATTGAGAATGTGCTTGGCTTGGTAGGTGAGGCAGGTGAGGTAGCGGAGAAGATCAAGAAACAGATCCGTGACAACACCAAGGTATCACAAGATGATATCATTAAAGAGTTAGGTGATGTATTGTTTTACACCACAGCATTGGCTAACTACTACAACAAGAACCTCGGTTATGTTATTGAGGTCAACATTAAGAAGCTAGATGATCGTGAAGATCGTGGTGTTATTAAAGGTAAGGGAGACAACCGATGAACAACTATCTACCAACAGACTACCAAGCATTCATTCATACGAGCCGCTACGCACGCTGGCTGGATGATGAAGGTCGTCGTGAAAGCTGGGGCGAGACAGTCCAGCGCTACATGGATAACGTAGTAAAGCCTGTCGGTGGTGATGACACATATGTGAACCAGCTAGGCGAAGCCATTACGAACCTAGAGATCATGCCTTCGATGCGGGCTATGATGACTGCTGGCCCAGCGCTGGAGCGTGACAACACAGCAGGCTACAACTGCAGCTACCTACCCGTAGATGACCCTAAGTCCTTCGATGAGGCGATGTTCATCCTGCTCTGTGGCACTGGGGTAGGGTTCTCCGTTGAGCGTCAGTTCATCTCGAAGCTTCCAGAGATCCCTCAGCTTTTCGATAGCGACACTATGATCGTCGTCAAGGACAGCAAGGAAGGTTGGGCTAAGGCTCTGCGTCAACTGATTGCACTCCTATACAGTGGTGAGATTCCTAAGTGGGATGTGTCTAAGATCCGCCCTGCAGGTGCACGCCTTAAGACTTTCGGTGGTCGTGCCTCTGGCCCAGCGCCATTGGTAGACTTGTTTAACTTTATAATTAAAAAGTTTAAAGCTGCAGAAGGACGTAAGCTATCTGATATTGAGTGTCATGATATTATGTGTAAGATTGGAGAAGTTGTAGTTGTAGGTGGTGTTCGCCGTTCTGCTATGATTTCCTTGTCAGACCTTAGTAGTACCGCTATGTCACAAGCGAAGTTTTCTGATTATGAGGTAGATGAGTATGTCTTAGTTTCAGAGGATGATACTAGTTGGACGTACACACTAACGATGAAAAAGAACCCATCTGTATTCCCAACATATAAAGTAACACTTTTAAAAGGTAAGACTAAAAACGATTATGACCAACATCGCCTTGAGTATGAGAAGAAGGTAGGTTGGTGGGTTATTGAACCACAACGTGCACTTGCTAACAACTCTGTAAGCTACACTGAGAAACCAGATGCACTATCTTTCATGCGTGAGTGGATGGCACTGGTTGAGTCTGGGTCTGGTGAACGTGGTATCTTCAAC